ACGGCGGCACTTCCGCCAGAAACAACCTACGCATGCGCAGCAAGTCCGCCAATCGAAGCGACAAGCGCTGAACAACAATGGAGCAAGCATGGAAGTAGTAGACAACAAGTTACTGGTATTCAACACACGCAACCCAAGCCGCTACCAACTGATTCCCAAGCATCACGCCGAGCCCATCCAGGGCGGCTACCGCGTGGCAGTCTGGTGGGGGCTTGACGAAGTCCGGGTGCTCAAGAACCTGGGCGTGAAGAACGTGCCGTCGCCCATCTACGGGCGCTACGACTGGCCGGGGCGCTACAAGCCCATGGCCCACCAGAAGGAGACCGCGAGCTTCCTCACGCTCAACCGGCGTGCGTTCGTGCTGAACGACCCGGGCACCGGCAAGACCATGGCCGCGCTGTGGGCGGCGGACTACCTGATGAAGCGCGGAGAGGTTCGGCGTTGCCTGATCCTGTGCCCGCTGTCGATCATGCACTCGGCCTGGATGCAGGACATCGGCAACTCCGTCATCCACAGGAGCGCAGTGGTCGCCCATCATGCGCAAGCCTCGCGCCGCATCGAGTTGATCCAGCAGGACTACCGATTCGTCATCACGAACTACGAAGGGCTCAACCTCATTGCCAAGGAGATAAAGAATGATGGCAGGTTTGATCTGGTAATCGTAGACGAAGCGACGGCGTATAAATCACCACAGACAAAAAGATGGAAGGCGTTGAACTCCATTCTCAAGCCCGACACATATCTGTGGATGATGACCGGCACGCCCGCTGCGCAGTCACCGCTCGATGCCTATGGGCTGGCCAAGCTCGTGAACCCCAACGGAGTGCCCAAGTTCTACACGGCATGGCGAGACATGGTCATGCAGAAGATCACCATGTTCAAGTGGGCGCCCAAGCGCGACGCCGCAGACAAGGTGTTCACCGCCCTGCAGCCCGCCATACGCTACACCAAAGACCAGTGCATGGACCTACCGCCCGTCGTCACAACGACGCGTGAGGTGCCGCTTACGCCGCAGCAGGCCAAGTACTACAACATGCTGAAGACGGCGATGGTGGCGCAGGCTGCAGGCGAGACGATCACGGCAGTCAACGCAGCGGCTGCGTTGAACAAGCTGCTGCAGATCAGTTGCGGCGTGGCCTACACGGACAACCAGGAGACGGTCGAGTTCGACGCTACGCCTCGCTTGAACGTGCTGCTGGAGGCGCTTGAGCAGACAGAGCGCAAGGTCATCGTGTTCGCGCTGTTCCGCGCAGCCATCTCTACTATCAACAACTTCCTCAACAAGCGCGGCTACGCTTGCGAGGAGATCCACGGCGGAGTCACGGCCAGCCAGCGGACGGACATCATCAAGCGCTTCCAGACCCATCCCACGCCGCGTGTGCTCGTCATGCAGCCCCAGGCTGCAGCGCACGGCATCACGCTGACGGCTGCGGACACGGTGATCTTCTACGGCCCTCTGATGAGCGTGGAGCAGTACACCCAGGCCATCGCCCGCGCCGACCGCAAGGGGCAGGACTCGGACAAGGTCACCGTCATCCACATTCAGGGCTCGCCCGTGGAGAAGAAGATGTTCGCGGCGCTCGCGGGCAAGGTGGACGATGCCCGCCTGCTCGTGGACCTGTTCAACGAGGAGCTCAAGGAAAGGGGGTTGCCCGACGCGAAGGGCCGTGTGTAAAATGTTTGACAAGCGGGCCGCAGGACCCGCCCAACCAAAGGAGCAAGCATGGATCAGGAAGAAGTACCGCTGGACAAGCTGGTGCGCATCTACATGAAGATGCGGACGAAGCTGTCTGAACTTGATGCCGAGGTCGAAGGCATCAAGGAGCAACAGCAGTTGATCAAAACCGAGATCAAAGACCGTATGCGGTCTGTCGGCGCCAAGTCGATGAAGACCGAATACGGCACTGTGTCGCTGACCGAGAAGACGCGCTACTACACCCAGGACTGGGACTCGTTCAAGCGCTTCGTCATCGAGAACGACGCAGTCGATCTGTTGGAGAAGCGCATTGCGCAGACCAACATGAAGCTGTTCTTGCAAGAGAACCCCACACTGGTGCCCCCGGGTCTGAACTCGGACACCGAAATCGACGTTTCAATCCGCAAGGCTGCGGCGTAAGGAGCTATCCACGTGAGCAATATCGCACTCTTTTCTTCGTCCAACGTTCCGGCATTCGCCAAGAAGCAGGAGCTGTCGGCACTGGCCAAGTCGCTCTCGGGCGGCGCTGGTGGCGGCGGCAAGCGCATCTCCATCAAGGGCGGCGTGTTCCGCCTGCTGGTGGACGGCAAGGAAATCGCCGCCATCGAGGAGCGCTACCTCGATGTGGTCCTGGTGAACGCCGCGCCCAAGATCGGGCGCACGTTCTACATGAAGACCTACGATGGCGACACGCCCAGCGCCCCGGACTGCTGGAGCGCCGACGGCGAGAAGCCCGACGCCACCGCTGCCAACCCGCAAGCGTCGAACTGCGCAAGCTGCCCGCAGAACGCCAAGGGCTCGGGGCAAGGCGACAGCCGCGCCTGCCGCTTCAGCCAGCGTCTGGCCGTGGTGCTGGCCAACGACATCGAGGGCGATGTCCTGATGCTGCAGGCGCCTGCGGCGTCGATCTTCGGCAAGGCCGAGGGCGAGAACATGCCGCTCCAGGCGTACGCTCGGTTCCTGGCGGCGCAAGGCGTGTCCCCCGAGACGGTGGTCACCCGGATGAAGTTCGACACCAAGGCGGAGGCGCCCAAGCTGTTCTTCAAGCCCATGCGCTGGCTGACCGAGGAGGAGTACGCCGCTGCGACGCAGCAGGGGCAGAGCCCGGAGGCCAAGCAGGCCATCACGATGACCGTGGCGCAGATGGACAAGGTGGCTGCTCCTGCTCCCATGGAGCTTCCCGGCAAGCCCCCGCAGCGCGCGGCTGCCCCCGCCCCTGCCCCGGCGCCTGCGGCTGAGGATGATGACGAGCCCGCGCCGCCCCCGCCGCGTCGTGGCCGTCCGCCCAAGGCCGTCGTCGAGGCCCGCAAGGCCGCAGAGGCGGCTGCAGAGGAGCCGCCCGAGCCGGTCGTCCAGCGTGCGCCTGCCCCGCCCGCTGCCGCGCCCAAGACCCCGCTTGCGAAGCTCGCGGAAGATTGGGATGATGAGTAGCGCTAGCTTTGGTAGGGGCTTCGGCCCCTACTTTTTGGAGCACACATGAAGCAGTACAACACTGTCGTTTCACGTGAAGAAGTTCTGGCGTTGCTTAATTACAATCCTACAACCGGGTTGTTTACGCATCGTGTTAAAGGGCACCGGCGTGCAGTCGGACAAGTCACTGGCCGTTTAGACCGCAAGGGCTACGTGCGTATTCGTTTGCTAGGCTACGAATTCAAAGCGCATCGGCTTGCTTGGCTAATCGTCCACGGCGAATGGCCAAAAGCGGAAATAGATCACATAAATGGCTGCCCTAGTGATAACCGTATTACTAACTTGCGTGACGTATCTGTTGCAGAAAACGGATGGAATCGTAAGAAAGCAATGCGTAACAATAAACTAGGGGTGCTCGGCGTTTGCGCCGTCGGCGATAAGTTTCACGCACAACTTGGTGTCAACGGAACGCGAAAAAGCCTAGGCTTCTTCGAGTCTGTTGAAGAGGCAAAAACAGCCTACATCAACGCTAAAGCGGTGTTTCACCAACTACAGTGATGCCCTACTCAACCGACACCATCTACAGAGTCAAGAAAGGATCGCACAGCCTGGGCAACACGCTTGGGCGCCTTGCGGTTGATCTTGACTTCTCCGTACAGCGCATCGCCAAGGCCACAAACGCCACTAGGCAGACCGTTTACAACTGGTTGTCTGGAGGTGAAGTGATGGGCGCCTACCGCCCGAATGTCGAGCGCTTGATCAACATACTGAAGACAGCAAGAACTGCTGACGAAGCCTGGGAGGCAGCATGCCGGGAATTCAACCTTCAAGCCTGACGCCGAGTGAACTCGTGCGCTACGCGGATCAGTTCAATCACAACGGTCTGCCGAAGCACTGGTGTCAGGAGCTTATCGCCATGCTCGACGCTTATGTGACGAAGTACGGCGACGAGGCAGTAGCGAAGCGCCCAGAGCAAGCGTCCCTTTTCTGAGGGGGATTGCTCTTCATGGAACCGCAAGAGTTTCTTGCGGCGGTATTGCCGCCGCCAGGGCACGGCTACTATTGCGTAGCCGCAATAACCCCCAAGAAAAAAGAGCACCACTTTGTTCAAGAAATCGAAGGGCTGCTGCCTAAGACGCAGCAGTGGCTAGACGAGCGCAAGGATGTGTACTTTGCGCTGTCCACGTTCAAGGAGCGGGGTTCTCGCGAAGCAGTCAACGCGGCATACATCAAGTCCGTGTTCATCGACATGGACGGCTACGCCTCCAAGAAGGCTGCAGCGGAGGCACTGAGCGCGTTCCTTGAGCGCACCGGCCTCGACACGTTCGGCACCCCATGGGTGGTGGCCTCGGGCGGCGGGCTGCACTGCTACTGGGCGCTGGAGGAGCCGGTCGAGATCGCGCAGTGGAAGCCCGTGGGCGAAGCGCTCAAGCGCCTGTGCAAACAAGAGGCGCTGGCCATCGACATGACGGTGCCGGCTGACGCCGCCCGGGTGCTGCGCATCCCTGGCACGTTCAACTTCAAGCCGAAGTACCCCGAGCCCAGGCCCGTCAAGCTGCTGGTCGAGGGCTGCACGGTGCCGTTCGAGGCGTTCTCCCAGCACATCTTCTCGCTGGTGGGGGAGCCCGAGGCGCCCATGCCCACGCTGTCCCTGCCAGGGACGCGCCCAACGCCCACGGCGACGGGCGTGAAGCTCATGGAGAACAGTACCACCCGGTTCAAGAACATCATGCAGCGCACCGTTGCAGGCGACGGATGCGCCCAACTGGCCTACTTTGTGGAGCACGCGGCAGATGACGGCATGGAGCCGCTGTGGCGCGGGTGGCTGTCCCAGGCGAAGTACTGTGCGGACGATGAACGCGCCGCGAAGTGGTTGAGCGATCTGCACCCCTACGACACGCAGCGCATGCAGATCAAGCTGCGGGAGATCAAGGGGCCGTACCCCTGTCTGAAATTCGACAGCGAGAACCCAGGCGTCTGCGAGGGCTGCAAGCATTTCGGGAAGATTACCAACCCCCTGGCGCTGGGAAGAGAACTGATCACCGACAACGCACCGAAAGAGATCGAGATCACGCCGGCTGATCCAGAAGATCCCGAGGCGCCACCGGTCAAGGTCATCCGCCCCACGCCCCCCAAGGGCTACTCATACGGCGCCAACGGCGGCGTCTACGTGGACAAGATGGTGGAGGAAGCCGACGGCACGAAGCGCAAGCGTCAGGTGCTCATCCTCCCCTACGATCTGTTCGTCGTGGACCTCCTGAGCAAGGAGGGCGAGCACACCGTCCACATGGTGGCCAACCGGCCCAACAAGGCCATCGACATCCTCATGGCGCAGCGCTACGCGGTGTCCAAGGATGAATGCATCAAGACCCTTGCGCAGCAGAACATCATCGCGTCTTACGGCCCCAACAACGATGTCAACCTCTACGAGTACGTCAGGGCGTGCGTGGTGGAGGCCAGCACATCCAAGCAACCGGTCATCATCCCGCAGCAGTACGGTTGGCAAGAAGACGGCTCGTTCGTCTACTCGGGGCGGGTGTTCCGCCCCGACGGCACCTCCCGCACGGTGCCCATGCCTGACCTAGCGAACCTCACGCGCAACACGCGGCAGCAGGGCACGCTGGAGGAGTGGCGCAAGCTGCCCCAGATGCTGATCAGGCGCAAGCTCTTCGACCATCTGGCCATCGCCAGCATCGCCTTCGGTTCCCCGCTGATGCGCTTCACCCAGATGAGCGCGTTGACCTTCCATGCAGGCTCGACCGACTCGGGCACCG